TCTCGGCGTCGGCGGCCGCGTCGGCCTTGGCCTGGCCGAGCGCGCCCTCCAGCTCGTGCGCCTTGATGTTGGCGGCGGCCAGCTCGTCGCGCAGCGCCGCCACGGCGGTCTCGTGTGCGGCCTGCAGCTCGCGCAGGGTCTGCTCGTGCCTGGCCAGGTCGGTGTGCGCCTCGCTCAGACCGCCGCGCAGTTGCGCAAGCTGTTGCTCGGCCTGTTCGAGAGCCTTGGCCAGCTTGAGCACATCACCAACGTCAAAGCCCGCAGATTGCAATACCTGCGGCGCGTTGCCGTCGCTGTGGCCGATGGCCTGCACGTCCAGCAGCTGCTGCGCCGCCTCGGTGTCCAGCTCGATGGGACTGCCGATGGGCAGCAGCTTGCCGTCGTGCTCGATGGGTGTCTGGCAGACGTAGGCGGCCAGGCCGGCCAGGGCGATGAGTCGGGTCATGGGTGGCTCCGGGAGTTGCGACGGGTCAGGCGACCGCGTTCTGGACGAAGTAGCCCAGGTCGTTGGCGGTGATCAGCTCCTTAACCGATTCACCGGCGCGCACTCGCTCGCCGCCGCGCAGACCCATGTCGGGGTCGACGATGGTGCCCGCCACGCGGTCGCCCCACTGCGCTGTCATGCCAAAGCTGATGCCGCCTTGGGTATCGGCCTCCTGGTTGCGCACCAGGAAGGCCGTATGTTTGCCCCAGGCCCGCGAGACGGTTGCGGCCTGGCCGGGAGCGGCCGTGTTGATCCAGGCGTCGCCGACGTAGATCTCGTCCAGCTCCAGCTGGTCGGCCATCCTGTTCCACCAGCGCCACACCGTCTTCAACGACAACGTGAAGCACTACCCCGAGGCCGCCCACGACGACGGCCCGGACGGCCTGCAGATGCTGTGGAAGCTGTTCCTGAAGGGCGCTGGTGGCATCCCGACATTCCGAATGGGGAAGCGACGTGTTTGACAAGCTCAAGACCCTGATGCGCGGCCTGCGCGGCGTCATTGGCCAGCCGCTGGCCGGCGCCGACACCGACCCGCAGCGCCTCTTCAACGCGCTGCTGGCCATGCCCAACCCCGACACGGTGCTGCGCCGGATGGGCCGCGCCGAGGAGACCTATTTCTCCATCCTGCAGGACCCGCACGTCATCGGCGACGTGCGCTCCATCCGCGGCAGCTTCCGGTCGCAGGAGTACCGGCTGCTGGCCGGCGACGACGGCGACGCAAAGAGCCTGGCCGCGCTGGAGTTGTGCGAGAGCTGGATGGCCAACACCCCAGCCCTACTCGGTGGCGCCCGACTGGATGGAGGTGATGTGGCAGATGAGCTCGGCCATCCTTACCGGCTACCGGCCGCACGAGTTGGTGTGGGGCATGGACAGCGGCAAGTACCTGCCCGCGCAGGTGATCGACAGGCCGTCTCGGCGCATCGTGTTCAACGCGGCTGGCGACCCGCTGTTGATCAACAAGGGCAAGATGATGGGCGCGCCCTTCGAGCCCTTCGTGATCAGCCGCCACATGGCCGACACGAACAACCCGTACGGCCTGGCGCTGCTGAGCAGCTGCTTCTGGACGTGGACGTTCAAGACCGGCGGCTGGCGCTACTTCGTCAAGTACTGCGAGCGCCACGGCCTGCCGTGGCCCTTTGCCCAGTACCCCACCGGCACTGCAATCGCGAGATGAGCAAAGCGCTCACCGGCCAGGCCATGGTGGCCGAGCTGCAGGGCGTGGGCAGCCGCGCCGCGTCGGAGACGGCCAAGAGCCGTCAGGCGGAGATCAACGACGCCGACCGTGACATCTGCGTGGGCAGCATGGGCGAGATCTTCCGGTGGATCACGCTCTTCAACTTCGGCAACGGCGTGGCGCCGCCCAGCATCGAGTTCTACAAGCCCGAGAAGGCCGGCAAGGACCGGGCCGAGACCTACCAGACCGCCGCCAACATGGGCGCCCGGCCGTCGCGCAGCGCAATGCTGGAGGAGCTGGGTATCCCGCAGGCCGAGAGCGACGACGACGCGTTGCTGCCGGTCCAGCCGCCAGCGCAGCCGGTCGTTAAGCCCGCGCCCGCCGTGCCCACCGCGGCCGCCTTCAGCGCCTGGCGCGAGCTGCCCGCCTTCAAGTTCGCCCGCGACGCCGGCATGACCGACGAAGAGGCCCAGCAGCTGGCCACCGAGGCGGCCGACCAGACGATCGAAGACCGAATGATTGCGCCGGTGGCGGCCATGCTGGAGCGCTACGAGGCTGAGGGCAAGATCCTGGCCGAGTTCAGCGACGCGCTGCAGGAGCTGGTCGGCGCGATGGATGACGAAGCGCTGCGCGAGGTGCTGGACCGTGCGCTCAGCTTTTCGATCCTGCGAGGTGCGGCCACACGGGCCGACTGAGCACCGAGCTGCGGCGGGGTTCTCCGCAGCGCCCACCCGAAGGAAGTGTCCCCATGAAGAAGAGCAGTTTTCTCGCCCTGGCCCTCGCCGCCCTCGCGTTCACCGCCACCGGCGCCGCCACGGCGCACGAGCAAGTCGAGCCGCGCATCAGCAACGTCAATGAGGTGGCCACCGTCACCGCCTACCGCTACGTCGGCACCGTCGCCAGCTTCAAGCTGGCCGGCCAGCCGCTGAACCTGACGGCCGCCGACCAGGCCGCCGCGAGACCCTGCAGGTGGCGGAGCTGACGCGCGCCGAGCAGTACGGCCTGCGCCAGCTGGCCCGCAACCGCCCCGAGGTGACGCCCCAGTGACGCCTCGTGGCGAGCGTCTGAGCCACTGAGGCTCAGCGCACAGCAAGGCCCGCCCGCAGGGTGGGCCTTTTTCTCCCTCTCTTCCAGGAAGCGAACCGATGAATCTGACCGAAGGAACCAAGGGCTGGTTTACGCCCTTCGAAGGCGGCGATCGCGTGCGCGCCGAGGTCATCAAGGTCTGGGGCCCGCAGTGCGTGAACCTGCGATGCGACGACGGCAAGCTGCCCACCTCGGTGCTCATCAAGCAAGACGGCTGCAACGGCCACTTCTTCGAGCCCGACCAAACCGCGGAAGAGCCTCCGATGGAGACGATGCTCCAGCCAAAGATCACCGGCTATCGGCAGCTCAGCAAAGCCGAGGTCGACCTTATGAACGAGGGCAAGGCACTGGCCGAGCAGTGCGGCGCGTACATCGCCAAGCTGCGCAAGCACGGTGACAGCACGCGTACTAACGCAGGCCAGGGCGGCGTCGACGAGGCTGGTCAGCCGTTGCTGGATCAACGCTGGATCAGCATGGGCGCGACCGACCTGCAGCGTGGCTTCATGGCCGTCACCCGCGGCATCGCACAGCCCACGACGTTCTGAAGGCGCCAGGCTGACATGAAGACGACGCATCTGCGGGCGGTGGAGGTGGACGTGATGCCCAAGACGGCGACGATGGAGGACGGCGTCCTCTATGTCTCCCGCCGGTTTGAACTGGCGATCCATCTTTGCGCCTGCGGATGCCGCGGCGAGGCCGTCACTCCGTTCGACAAAGCAGCGCCTGGCTGGGAGCTCACTGAAGGCGACGGCGGCCCGACGCTTAGGCCATCCATCGGGCATCAGCATTGGCCGTGCGGCTCGCACTACTACGTCACGGACGGTCGCGTCGTCGCCTGCTGATCTCGATACCTCATTGCCACACACCGCCATGCTGACCGACTCCAACCTCGCTAATCTCGCGCAGGGCATCGCTCGCCGCCTCACCTACAACGACGACGACACGCAGGCCCAGGCCAAGCAAGTGCTGCTGGAGTGCGCCCATCGCCTGGACAGCCGCGACGTGCGCGCCCACAAAAAGACAGACGGCCTGTTGCTGGTCAACGCCCGCGGCAAGTCCCGACACGCCACCTGGCGCGAACGCTTGGCCTACAGGATCGCTGGCACGCTGCCGCGCGAGGTCTGAAGCCCATCCCCTGCTCCCGCACATGAGCGCCACCTCTGCCACCTTGCACGCCTACGGCTGCCGCAACCCGCATTGCGGCGGCGTCTGCATGGCACCCAGGCCGTCACAGCCGCGCATCAGCCCGTTCGCAGCAGGCCCGGTTCGCTGCTTCTGGTGCGGCCGAGAGTTCCTGACGGACCGCAGCCACGAGATGCACCGCCAGTGGTGCGACGCCAAACCGGCCTGAATCCCATACCTTGCCGACGCACCTATGCCTGACGCTCAAGCCCGCCCCTTCGGTGTCCAGTTCGACGAGGCCATCCGCTTCCTCAAGGGCAAGCTGCCCGAGGGCACGCTCAAGTGGGATGACCTGGCCGGCCCGGTCCACAGCAAGGTGTTCGCGGTGGCGGGCGCCACGTCGACCGACCTGGTCGGCGGCATCCAGGCCGCCCTCGTCGACGCGCTGGCCAAGGGCCGGACGATCACCGCTTTCCGCAAGGACTTCGACCGCCTCGTCCAGCAGCACGGGTGGGCCTACCGCGGCAAGCGCGGCTGGCGCACGTTCATCATCTTCGACACCAGCATGCGCTCGGCTCACATGGCCGACCGCTGGGAGCAGCTGCAGGCCAACAAGGACCGCCGCCCCTTCCTCCAATACCGCACGGCCGGCGACGCCCGCGTGCGGCCGCTGCACCGCCAATGGAACGGCCTGATCTTTCCCATCGGCGATGCCTTCTGGCAGACCCACTACC